CCGCTGAGTGCGCTGGAATGGCCGTCACCTGCGTCTACGAGCTGCGCGCCAACAGCACTGCCCGGGTTACGCTGGCCGGGAAGGCCGATGCCTGACTCGATCTCGTCGACTCGTGCACGGCGGTAGGACACCTCAGCTTCAATCCGGAATGCACCCAGATCATAGCCGACGAAGACGCCCCCATCGTAGCCATATTCATGATTGAACGTCATTGCATCTTCGACGCCGCTAACGTCGAAATCGATGTCCTCGACGATCATCGGACCGAATTCGCCGCCGACATACCAGGCGCCATCGCGCGCAAGTGCCGGAGTCGCGAGCACGGTGGATGACAGCGCCACAACTATGGCGAGCTTCCGCATAAAATCTTCCCCTTTCTTTTGCGTCCATCTGAGGGACGGCTAGGACTCATTACGGTAAGCGGAGTTTCCGCGCAAGCACGCTTATCCCCACAAACGTTGCCGAAATGCCGCAGCTCGTGATTAACATCGAGCCCGCATAGCAACCGTGTGCCAGAACGCGGCCCCCCGTGGCGGGTTGCAGCCTTCTAGCGGCTGCGGTCATTCAATAAGGCCATGTGACTTAAATGTCGCAATGAGCGCGGCCACCGCGGCTCGACATTCCAGGTCGATTGTTGTTCCACCTGAAGGACTTGGCACTGCGGGGAGCCGGGGACCGACCACCTGCTTGCCCTCGATCAGAACACGTGCGGCGTAGAGCTCGCCGCTGCTCCACGCGTCTCCGGACCAGTGGATCCACAGCTTGTCGTCCTTGTTCCACACCAGCATGCCGGGCAGCGGGGACACGAATCGCCAACCACCTGCCGTCCAGCAGGCGATCGCATGATCGCGGCCCGTCCAATCGCCGTCGGGTGACGGCGCGACGATCCAGCAGTCGCCCACCTGAGGCTCTTGCGGCGGGTGGAGCAGCATACTTTCGACGGAGGGCGCCAGCGCGACGTCGATGCGTGCCAGCGCCTCATTGTGATGAACCTCCTTCTGCGCCTGGCCGGGCACGATGAAGGGCAGCCCAAGCCGGGGGGTGGCTTCGCTCATCTCGATTTCCTCCTCGATCCGATGCTCAAGACAGTGTCAGTCGCGCAGGAACGGAGACCGCAAAGGTGCCGATCTGCATCACGGCGATCTCAATGGGACCGGGCGGCCCATCCGCCGCCCGCTCTTGAGCAGTGTATGTATAGCCAGGGGTGCCGAGCGTGACGGTGCGTTCGAATCCAGGTCCGGAAAGCGTCAGCCGATACGCCTCGGCTTCCTCTCCTAACGGAGTGTCCGTGCCGCTCGCCCACGTCCAGCCGAGCCTGCTCCGGCGCACCCAGCCTATGCGCAGGCCCCCGGAGCCATCCGGCTGAGTTTTGAGATGCACCGGCGAAGGCGGCTGGAGAGCCGATCCTAGGATGGCGGCACCGGCTTCGGAAGGATGACTTTCATCACCCAGCCCGACGGCCCTCACCTTCACCACGCCGCCGATGCCCTCCGCAGGCGGGGCCAGCAAGGCGAAGCTGGCGCTGTCCAAGAGCGTGAACGGCTCGCCCGCGGCGTGCGCTCCCGCAGCCCATTCCGTGCCGCGCCGGCCGCGCAGCAGGTGCGACAGCCTGAACCGCCGCTGCCCGAGAGGCTCGGCCTTTCCGAACTGGAAGAGCTCGTCGCCAATAATGCTTAGGTTTGCGCCAGCGACCAAGGCCTCGTCGGACCTGCTCTCGAGCCACATGCCCTCATTCAGCAGCTCGACCTCGACGATCGCCTTGTCGTCGACAAGCGCTGATTGCCCCGGCGGAAGTGCATTCACGGCCGAGCCCATGACCGCCGGCGCCGCAGTCGCACCGGCTGCCTGCCAGCTGCGTCCATGGTCATAGCTGACCAGCAGGTCCGCCCGCCGCCAACCCTCCGATGCTCCTGCCGCAACGGCCACCAACAGCGGGTGCGTGCTCTTCTCTTCGGCAAAGGCCAGGTCGTAAACCCGCAGCACCGTCGGCCCGGGGATGAGATCGGGCTGACCGATCTGTCGCCCCGGCGTCGCGCCGGAGGCTGCTGATGTCTCACCATGCGGAACCCGGACAAGTTCCACCGATACGGTCGCAGGTCCAAGTGCCCAGCGCTTGACCCGCCAAATATCCGGCCCGGAGCCATGCCGTAGGTGGGTCCCAGGCCTCAGTCCCGCCAACCGCCAGGGCAGCTTCAGCTTTCCGCGCGCCTCCGCCGCCCGGAGGCGTGCGAGCCGGTCTTCGGCCAATGCCTTGGCCTCGCCTGCCGAAAGTACGGCCGCCAGCTCCCGCCGCTCGCTCCTCTGACCAGCTCCCAACAGGAATGCGCGCTGCAGCCCCAGCTGATAATCTCGCGCCGCGTCGTAATAAGTGATGGTGACGTCGCGCGGCAACTTGCCGGCCCCACGTCGCGACAGCTCCGTCCGCCCGACCTGGTCCTCCTCTTCTAAGGTGATCGGAGAAGAGATTCCGGACCCTATCGTCACCCCCGTTTCATCTTCGCTCAGCGACAACGGCAGGACGTCGGCGAGTCCCTCGATCGCCGCCCGGACGCTGTCGCCCATCGCCGCATAGCCGCCGAGCGAAGGCGTTGCGCCCGCGCCGATCGCGCCCTGGCTGAGCTCAGACGCGATCGCTCCGACCGGCACCGCCCCCAGGTCCGCTTCGACTTCGAAGCTCAGGGAAGGAATCCGGTTGCCGAAGTCCTCGAGCGCGAGGTCCTCGAAGAGTGCATAAGCAATGCCGCGGAACGCTGGCGCCTGTCCGATTCCTTCCGCGGAAGCAATCAGCGGGTCGACCGGCTGGTCTTCGCCACCACGATATAGCCGGAAGCGCGTCCGGCTCTTGAAGTCCCCCGCCGCTCCACGAAGCAGCTTCCCGTCGGCCCAGATCCGTTTCACCCCGACGATCGGCCGCCCCGACAAAGCGACTGCGAAGCTGGCGGAATAACTGTAGTTAACCGTCTTCGGCTGCCCCTTCCCGCTGCCGCTGGTGCTGCGATGCTCCCGCAGGTCGGTGGACCAGATCACCGTCCCCGCCACGCGCATGGTGCCGAATATCTTCGGGATCACAGATCCATAGGAAGAAGTCTGCAGGGCGAGTTCGCCGAGCCGCGGCCCTTCCCTTGGCTTGGGCGCGAACAGCAGCTGGTCCGCCCGCTGGCCGATCATGGCGCCGATCGCACCCCCGATTGGTCCGCCGACGATCGTGCCGACCGTCGTCAGCACAAGCGTCGCCATCAGTTGAGGCTCCGAAGGCCGGGCGGCCCGATCAATTCGGGCGCGAACGGGTCCTCGGCCGCCACTGACGGGTGGCGCCAGGCGGCCAGGACCGGCCAAGGGACCTTTCCGGGCACTTCCTCTACCCGCCGCTGCCGCATATCGGCATGAACGTAACCGCTGTCGGTCAGGATGACGACGTGCAGTCCGATGGGTCCGGTCCTCACCACCAGCAGGTCACCCGTGCCGGCCGCGGCGGGCGCGATGCGGATGAAGCCGCACGCATCGAATTCCCCGTTCACCTCCTCGGGATCGTCGGAATGCAGGCAATAATCCTGCCTTACATCTTCTTTCGGCACGCCCGTCGCCATGATCGCCACTCCTATGCAGTCCAGTCCAAGTTCCGCTGATCGCCCCTGCGGCCGGAACCGCACGCCGACCAGCGCCCGCGCCCGCCGGGCCAGCGCCTCACGAGCCGCGGTCATCATCTGGTTCCGGCGGCGCGGGCTTCTTGAACTCGACGCTGTGTCCGTCCACCTCCAGACGCGCGGTCGTGGGCAGCTGCATGCACCCCCCGCACAAGAGCAATAGACCGCTCAGGCAAGCTCGAAGCCGCATCATCCTTCTCCTCTTCGCTGATGGTGGAGCCGTCAGGCCCCGGGATATCTTGTCAGCAGGTCCATGCCCGGCAGGTGCGGCTCGCCCCTGAAGTTGGCCGCATTCCCGAAGCGTCCGCTGCAGGTGGCGAAACTCTTGTCGCAGCCCTCGCGGACCTCCACCAGGTCACCGGCCGAAGCGGCGAAGCGCGGCGGCTCGCGAAGCGTCAGGCGCGCGCCCTCCGAGCGAGCTATCTCGCTGTCGAGTCCACTGTTGGCGCCGGTGATCCAGCGCAACCTGCCGTAGGCATGTCCGTTGCCCGTGGCCGCTTCCGTCAGGGTCACGATCGCGCCTTCCACAGATGTCAGGGCTGTGATCAGCGTGCGCCCAGCCATGTCGACCCTGCACCTCTTGTCACCCAACTCGGCACGGCATTCCGGCGAGGTCTGCTCGACCACCGGGCGCTCCAGGACCGCCCGGGCGCCGCGGAGCTCGGCTTCGAAGGCGCCGCTCCTTATGCTGACGTCGCCGAGCTCGCCGCGCGCCACGAAGATCTGCTCGGCGTCCGGCGCCCCCCAATCCACCATGAAGACGCTGACCGCGGCTCCGTCCCAGCGGCCCGCCTCCAAATCCTCTCCGCTGATGCCGTCGCTGGTCAGCGCTCCCTCGACGTCGAGACCGTCGGCATCGAAGCCGTCGGTGAGAGTCACCGACGAGGGGAGCATCCCTGGCGCCGCGCGGTAGGTCAGGCCGCCGATGCCCAGGTCACGATCGTGGCTGGTGAACCCCAGCGCCACGCCATCCCGCCGTTCGAGCCGCCAGCAGAAGGATGCTGTGGTGAGGTCGCGGTCCAGGATCGTCATTCGCGCACCTCGATCAGCGGGACGGAAGGCACTTCCCCCGCGGCAAAGGTGGCACGGCTGACAACCAGCCTGTCTTCGGCGAAGCGCACCGGCACGTCGAACCGGAACCCCGCGCGCACCTCGGCGCCCGCGGCCGGCGGCGTGTCGAACGACACCATTCCTTTCTCAGCGAGGGTCCATCCGCCGATACGCTCATCGCCGCCGACCGTCACGCGCACGCTACCTGTCACCGGCCTCGTGATCCGTCGCTCCTGGCCGCCGTAATGCTTGACCAGGGGAAACTCCGTGCGGACCCCGTCGCCTGACCCGAGCAGCTGGTCCCCTGCCCCCGGTTGCCCGGTCATCCCGTTGGAGCTGTGGTCGAACGGATCCTGGAAGCGGAATGCCACCGCCGCACCGCGCCGCGCCCTGAAGAAGGCGATGAGTTCACCCAGTTCCGCCTCGCCCCTTACCCCGGGGCCGGCGTCGAAGCGGAGCCGCGCATCCGCCCAGTCGCTGTTGCGCTGCTCGGCTCCACCCGCCGTGGTCACCACGGCGGTCGAGAAAGCCGGCTCCACGCTCGCCTCGCGTCCGAGTGCGACCGGGAACCGCACGTCGTCGAAAGCCTCCATTCTCTCGCCTCCATCGAAATGCACGAAACCGTCCCGAAGCACCTGCGGCAGCGCCCACACGAACACGTCGGCCGCGCCCCGCCGGGCCGCCGCCTCCGCCGCCGCCGCGATCTCGCTCCACTGCGCCCGATCCTCCGGACTAAGCACGAAGCCGGACAAATAATGCTGCTCCGCGGGCGGGTAACCGAGCCGAGCGGTCGCTTCCGCCACGCCGGTGGCGGTGGCTCCGCGCCGCCCCTGCGTGACCCAATCGTAATCCTCGAGCTGCAGCACGTCGAAAGCCGGCGCCGCCCAGCCGAGCGGCACGTTCGCCCGCCGCACTTCTCCCTCGAGCGCGCTCGGCAGGTAGATGAGCAGCAAGGTTTCCGCCGCCGGCGCTTTCGCCTTCACCGCCGCGCAAAGCGCCGCCGTCGATGCCGCCAGCACCGCGCCCGCGGCATCCAGCGTCCCCCTTTGCGGACCGCTGAGCGGCGCACGGACATCGGCGATCGGCGCCGGGCTGAATGTCGCCTGCGCAGCGTCGTCATAGAGGCAGATCCACCCATCGGAAGTCACCCACCACCAGGGCTCCCCGACCTGAAATCGCACCCGCAGCCCCGCATCCATGCCGATGCCCACGAACGCCCGCGCCACGCCCTGCAGCCACGCCATCGCCGCGCCATTGGCGGGCGAAAGCAATACCGAGGGCGGCTCCCAGCCGGTGAGCGCCGGCGCCCCGTCCGCCCGCCGCTGCTTCCACCCTTCCGGGCAGTGGCGATCGAGCAGCTCGTATGAGAGCGACCAGATGATCTCGAAGCCGAGTGCCTTGACGCGCGCGGCGAAATCCCGGTGCCAGGCGATGCAGGGCGCGTTCAGCCCGTCGAGCACCTTTCCGTCCCCTCCAAGCCGGAAATAGTGGCTCATCCCGACGTAATGGTTGATCGACCCGCGGTAGCCGAGCGCCAGCACGTTGCGCAGCATCCGCGCCGGCGTCACATGATAAAGGTCGTCATATCCGGTTGCGATCCGGAGCTTGTGCTCCGGCACCAAGGCTTCTCCGATCGCCAGCACCGATCCCGATCCTTCGCAGGCGATGCCACTGAGTTCCACCCAGCCCTCCGCCGGCTGGGCAAGCGGCGCGTCGGCTCCGGTATATCCCGGCGCCACCAGCGAGATGAACATCCGGTCGATGTCTCCAGGCCACACCGGCTCGCCGCCATCCCACCCGCTGGAGAGGGCGCCAAGGTCGAGCTCCACCGCGGCATCCTGCGGCGTACCTTCTGCATAGTTCCACAGCCGCACGTACCAGCTCCGGGCCGCGCCCGCCGCGTCGCGACCTTCGATCGTCAGCGTCGGCCCGTCCACAGCATCGAGCGGCTTCACGCCCCCGCTTCGCCACCGGAAGCGCAGCCTGCACTTGGAGAAGTCCCGACTCGTCTCATATTTGAGCAGCGGGTGATCGAACCGGTCCTGCGCCGACCAGATCAGCCCCGCCAGATCGTCCTGCCGGTAGAACACCGCCTCGACCCGCAGCGCGTGAGGCCCGGTTGTGACGACCGACGCCATCATCGGCCGCGGAAAATCGACGCTCCAGTAGCGCGCGTCGAACCTCTTCACCGTCCCCATCTGCTTCGCCGCACCATCCGGCGCCAGCCAATGTCCCACCGTTCAATCCTCCGCCTGGATCAGCGCCCGCCGCACCGCCCGCGCCACCTGACGGCTTGATTGCCCCAGCGCCCGCGCCTCGGTGCCCGCCGGAGCGTTGATGGTGATGCTGAGCTTCACGTCGCGCGAGCTGCCTGCGGCCGATGCTTCCACCCGTCCGCTGGCCGTCGGCACGAACAGCTCCGGCCCACGCTCGCCGACCAGATAGGGCCGGCCAGGCGAAACCGGGCCGCCGGTCGCCCGCCCCGGCAGGCCCAGCAAGCCGAGTAGGCCGCCCATCAACCCGCCGTCGCTCTTGCCCAAGCCGCCGAGAATGGTGCCGATGCCGTTTCGGATCGCCGCCGCCGCTATCTCCGCCATCGCCGACAGCGCCACCCGCTTCAGGTCCTCAAACCCGAGCTGCCCGGTCCGCACCGCCCGGATCAGCGCGCTCTCCAGCACCCTCCCCACTCGTCCGGCGCTCTCCGCAAAGCCGCCGTCCAGCTGCCCCCGCATCTCCGCGACGTCCCTCGCGAAGCCGGACGTATCCGCCCGAACGCTGACCAGCAGCCGCTCAATCTCTTCGTCCATCGGGAAACGCCTCCATCAGCCGCGCCAGGTCGTCCGAGGCAAGACCCGGGGCATCGTCGCCGCCAAGCGCGTGCAGAACCGCGGCCAGCTCAGCCGGCGTCGAGCGCCAGAACTCGTCCGGCCGCCACCCCAGCACGACCCCCGCCAGCCCCGCCAGCCGGCGCGCGCAATCGCTAAACACGTCCTTGCAATATCTGCGTCAGCAGCACCTTGAGCACCGGGGTCGCCTTGGCCAGCCCCTGCTCGGCGATCGCCTCACCCAGCCGCTCCCGCGTCAGCCCCTCCGGCCGAGCCGCGGCGCAATGCCAGAACAAGGTTGCCATCTCGGTCAGCTTTAACTGCCCCTCCGCCGCCCGCTCGACCAGCGCGAACAGCGGCCCGAGCTCCTCCTCGGCCGCCACCAGCGTCTCGAAGCTCGGCCGGATGGTCAACCGCTCCCCGCCCACGGTAAGCGCCGCCTCGCCCCGCACCGGGTTCACAGGCTCACCACCTGTCCGGAGCTCTCGAGGCTCAGCGTGTAGTTGCGCTCGCCATTGTAATCGCCGCTGTAATCCAGCCGCGTCACCAGGAAGCGCCCCCGCATCTGCTCGCCGCTCTCGAAGCTCAGCTCATAATCGTCGATCAGCCCCGCCAGCGCATTCCCTTTCACTCGCGTCTCCGCCGCCGATCCGGTGAAGATGCCGCTCCCCGACACCGACACCGATCTGACGCCGGCGCCCGACAGCAGCTCGCGCCAGCCGCCGGAATCCTTGGAGGTGACGTTGACCGCCTCTCCGTTCACCGAAAGCTGCGTCGTGCGCATCCCCGCCACCGTTGCGAAAACGGGCGTCGCCGCTCCGTTCCCGACCTTGAGCAGAAACGCACTGCCCTTCTCCGCCGCCATGTCCTTCTCCTCTTCCTCTCAGAGCGCCAGCATCCGCGCCCGGAACTCGATCACCGCGGCCCAGCCGGAGCGGCCGTCCCGGACCATGCGGCTGCGCAGGAACTGCATCGTCACGATCCGCCAGCCGGATATGTCTGCGCCGAGCGCCGCCAGCGCCGCCTCAGCCTCGGTCGCAGCGCGGCGCAGCCGATCGGGTCGCTCGCCCTCTGCCCGTATTGTCGCCGCCACCCGCACCTCGCGGCCCGTACCGCTCTTGTGGCTCCAGTCGCTTTCCAGCCCCGCTTCGACCACCGCGTGACAATCCGCCGCCTGCACCGGCGCCGCTTCGAACACCCCGCTCAGCCCCTGCACCTGCCGCAGCGCGGCCATCGCCGCCTCGGTCAGCGCCGCCCCTGCCCCGCTCATTTCAATGCTCCCCCGATCAGCCAGCGCAGGCGCGCGCTCAGCAGCCACCGCCTGTGCAATCCCCTGCCCGACAAGCGCACGCCGCGCGCCTCCGCCTCCGCGGCGATGCCGGGCGGAAGCTCCGCTTGGATCTTCTGCGCAATCTCCACCGCCGCCGGCTTCGCCCGCGCGTAGGCCTTGGACCGCACGCGCTCGCTCAGTTCCTCGAACATCGCGCCCTCACCCCAGCCGGATGCGGCGCCACGGCCGCCACAATGCGGTGATGGCGGCCGGCGGAGCGCCGCCGTTGTCGCCCCTCCCCGTATAGAGGTGGGTCGCGAGGCGAAGGACCCCCTGGCGCAGCGGCTCCGGCACGCCGTTCCAGTCCGCGGCAAGGCCTGCCACATATTCCACCCTCACCCGCTCCGGCGCATGGGCCGCCGTCACACGCACCCAGCCGTCGCCATTGGCGTCGATGTCGACGGCGTAGCCAGCCGTATCGATCAGGGTTTCGGTGCCATCCGCGGCGATCGCGGTGACTTCCTCGATTGCCTGTACCGGCCCCGCGCCCAGCTTGGACCAGGCTGGCGAGGCGCCGATCACCTCCACCACCTGCCGCCGCACCAGGGCGAGGCCGGTGAACGCCTCACACAGCGCGCTGGCAGTGCGAAGGAAGCCCGCGATCGACGCGTCTTCGTCGCTGTTCGCGATCCTCAGATACGCCTTGGCCTCGGCCACCGTCACGGCCATGGCGGCCGGGCTCTGCGTTGCCATCACCGTCCCTCCACCCGCAAGGTGATGGAACGGACGTCGCTGCTTCCGTCCGAGAGCGTCACCCTGTTCGCCAGCCGGTAGACATGTCCCGGCGTACCGCCTGCGACCGAGGCCGCCGTGGTCCTCAAGTCATGGGTCTGGAAGTTGAGCGTCAGCCCATCGGTCTCAGCCGGGCTGATCTCCCATTCGCTCGCCGCGATGGCCAGCGGCCCCAGATAAGCACCGCCCCAGTCGATGGCGTAGCCGATCACCGCTTGCGGGTCCTTGAGATAGAGTTCCATGTCGTCATCCAGTCCTGACTTCCGCCTCCGTTGTTGGGGCGAGCTGTTGTCACTGTCGCGGCTCAGGGGCCCTCGGGCTCCAGGTCCGCATCCGCGGGCGCAGCGCGCATCCGCGGCTCCGCGTCCGGAACCAGGCGCCGAATTCCGTCGGCGGCCTCGAGCCCCCGCCTTTCCGCGTGGGCACGGCTCCGCCGGGATGCGGCCACGAAGGCGGGTGCTGCCGGCGCCGACGCGCGGCCGCTGCGGCCGATCGCCTGCGCGGCGACGGCGTCACGTCCGATCATGTGTTTTGTTCTCCGGGCGGCGCGGGAGCCGCCTCCGCGTCAGGCGCTGCTCAGCAGCAGATAATAAGTCGTGCCGTTGAGGCTCACCGGCAGCTTGTGCGTCGCTGTCGCGGCCGATGCAGCGGGCGCCGCATCGATCCGCAGGCTGTCGCAGCGCATCTCTCCGGTGGTGTCAGCGCCGGTCGCCGAGATAACCATAGTCGCGTTCGCCGAGCCGCCGCCGTAGAGACGTGTCAGCCCTGAATTGCCGTTGGCATAGCCGATCCAAAGGCCGTCGGCGTTCACGCCTGACGTCAGAGGGTTGTTGATGACGCGGAGCGCGGCGTAATTGTCGTTCGTCGCTAGGTCCAAGCCGGTTACACCTGCGGACAACCCACCCTTGATCGCCCCGCCCACGAAATTGTGGGACGTGGCGTGGTATTCCAAGGCGATGATAGCAGACGGGCTGCGGTTAACCGCCAGGATGCGCGCCTTGCCGCTGGGGGCGCCGATTTCTATGCCCGGACCTGTTGCGTTCGTGGCCACGACCAACTCTTGGCCCTCGAAGCGAGCCTGCCCGCCTGCCGCCGATTGACGAAAATGCCCGGTGAGCATCTGCATCGCGCTCCAGGTGTTGGCGGCGTTCAGCAGCGGCACCGCATCTCCCGAGGTGCCGGTGTTCTTTACGGATGCGCTGCCGAGGCCCAGGTTGGTGCGCGCGGCGGCGGCGCTCGCCAGATCCGACAGATTGTTGCCGCGGAACGCATAAGCAGTGTCGCTGCCGCTCGCGCTGACGCCCAGGTTGGCCCGCGCCGCCGCAGGGCTCGCGAGGTCCGAGAGGTTGTTCCCGCGGAACGCGTAAGCCGTGTCGCTGCCGCTGGCGGTGACGCCCAGATTCGCCCGCGCGCCCGCCGCCGAGCTCGCCCCGGTCCCGCCGTTGCTGACCGCCAAGCTGCTCGACAGGGTCAGGCTGACCCCCGCCAGCGAGCCGCCGGTGATGGCGACGTTCCCGGCCGACTGCGTCGCCATCGAGCCCACCCCGAGCACGGTTCGCGCGGCCGATGCTTCGCTGGCGGCGAGCACCGTCCGCGCAAAGGCGGTGAGGCTCGTCACCGCCGCCTCGGCGGCACTGGTGAAATAAGGCAGCGCGTCGGCCGAGGTCGCCAAGCCCGCGATCGCCGCGAGCCTCGCGTCATGCGCCTGCACGTCGCTGCCGATGGCAAGCCCCAGCGCCGACCTGGCGGCGGCCGCGGTCGCGCTTCCCGTACCGCCGCTCGCGACGGTCAGCGGCTGGCCGAGCGTCAGCGCCGGCGCCGACACGGCACCGGTGAACTCCGCCCCCGCCAGCGGCGCCTTGTCGCCGCCGCCGGAATCGCGCCCATACCATTCCGCCGCCACGGTCAAAGCGATCGTCTTGATCCCCGGCGACAAGGCGACAGGCGCGCCGCCGCTGGAACTCTCGATCGGCTGGCGGCTGATGCTTCCGTCGCTCTCCAGCCGCCCGCGCCCGACCTCCCACTCCGCCGGGCCGCTCGGGGTCTCGATGCTGTAATAGAATCGGTCGCCCGCGCTCAGCGCCGCCGCAAAGCTGCGGTGCCCGGGCACCGCTCCCCCTGGCACGATCGGCCCAATGCCTTCGCTGGTCGTGAACACGCGCACCAGATCCGCAAAGACCGGTTCGAAATCAGCCATTTTCTGTTGTCCTGATGCTGTGGCCGCGCCGGGTCTGTGCCCGGCGCGACCTTCGGAAGGTTAGGCCGCGAACTTCAGCAGTTTGATCGCTTCCGAGTTCATCACCTGGCCGCCTACCCGCTTGGTCGCGTAGAAGTGGACGAACGGCTTGTGGGTGAACGGATCGCGCAGGATCTGCGTCTCCGTCCGCTCCGCGATCAGATAGCCCGCCTTGAAGTTGCCGAACGCGATCGACAGCGAATCGGCGGCCATGTCCGGCATGTCCTCCGCCTCGACCACCGGATGGCCGAGCAATGTGTCGGGCTGCCCCGCGGTCAGCCCCGGTTGCCACAGGAACGCGCCGTCGCCGGTCTTGAACTTGCGGATGCGGGTCGCCGTCGCCGAATTCATCACGAACACCGCACCCTGCCGGTAGGGCGGCCGCAGCGCCTGGACGAGATCAATCAGCCGCTCCTCGGGATTGCTCGCGGCAAAGCCGCCGGCGGCGCCCGTGTTCAGCACCTGAAGAGTTCCGAACGGCCGCGTCCCATCGGCCGCCGCCGAAGTGGGGCTGGCGAGAAAGCCCTTTGGACGGTTCACTCCCGATCCGCCGACGAATGCAGCGCCCTCGGCCCGCGCGAACTCGGTCGCGATCTCCTGCGCCAGCCAGGCCTCGACGTCGAAGGCGGCATCGTCGAGCATCGCCTGCGATGCGGCCGGGTTGGCGTAAAGGTCGCCGAACGGCGGCGCCACCTCGGTGAACAGCGGCGTGTCCGTCTCCGGGCGCGGCGCCACTTCGGAGACCCACCCGGACGGCGTGCCGCCGGTGGTCACCAGCTTGCGGTATCCGGAGCTTCCGACCTTCACCACATTGGCGATCGCCCGAATGGGCGAGATCGCCGTCAGCGTCCGCTCGATGGCGGCGTCGATCTCCTCCGGCACCGCATAGCCGCCTGCGGCATCGCTGGTCCCCGCCAGCGCCTTGAGCTCGACGCCGGCTTCGAGCCCCTTTCTCAGATAATTGTCGACGAAAGGCGAGCCTTGCGCCTTCGCGCCCGACAGCGCCGGCCGCGCCGACGCCACGGCCTGCGCGTCCATCCGCGCCTTCAATTGCGCGAGTTCGGCCTTGAGCTCGGCTACATCCTCGCTCTCCCGCTCCAGCGCCTCGAACGAGGCTTCCAGCGGATCCGACTTCACTTCCAGCATTTCATTCTCTCCTCATTTGCACTTGAAAACTCGTGCCTTATGCTCGGCCGATGCGCCCGCACCGCCCGTTCCGCCCCCGCTGCCTCGCTGCGGGGATGATCTTTGCCTGGATCGTCGCGATCTACCTCTCGGCCGCGCTCATCGCCGCCGCCGGCGTCCTGCCGGGTTACGGCGGCCGCGGCGTCGCCGACATCACCTGGGAACTCACCGATCAGGTTTCCTTTGCGGCAAAGCTTGGCTATGCCGCAGCGCTCACGACGCTGCTGCTCGGCTCCCGCCTGATCTCGATGCCGCGCCCCGTCCGCACCGCCGTCGACGTGATCCTCGCCTGCGCCGCGATGCTCCTGGTCCTCGCCTTGCTCCCGCAGGATTGGTCGGCGGGCTTCGGCATCGGCCTCACCGGCCGCCGCTTCGACGCCGACACTCTCCCGCGCTACCTGATCGCCGCCGCCGTCTCCGGCCTCACCTTCACCCTCGCCGATGCAAAGTGCCGCGACTTCGACTATCCGGCCGCTGAGGACTCCACCGCATGAACCCGCGCCCGCGGCTGCATCGGAAGGGTGACCAGGCTCACCTCCAGCAGCTCCAGGTCGCGTAGCTCGCGGGGGGCGTCCCCCGCCGCCTCGCGGATGCGATAGCCGAAGCTCAGCCCCGCCACCGCGCCCTCCTTGAGCAGCGCCGCCGCCTCGCGCCCGGCCGCGCCCGCGGACAGGCGCCCGATCACGCGCAGCCCGCGCTTGTCCTCCTTCAGATATTCGATGCGCCCGATCGGCCGCCCCGCCCGGTGCTGCCACAGCAAGGGCACCGCTCCGGCACCCCGCGCCAGCGTCCGCGAAAAGGCACCCGCGCGAACGACGTCCCCTCCCCGGTCCGGATGCCCGAACACCGCCGCATAGCCGGCGAACCTCACCGGAACATCTCCCACAGCCCCATGCGGATGCTCATGCCGATCACGAGCAGCGCGAGCAGGATGCGTATCACCCAGGTGACGACCTCCTTCCACGCCGTACGCTTGGCGTCGCGCCAGGCCTGCAGCAGCTCCCTCAGCTCGCCGACGTCGCGCCGCGCGTTGGCATCCTTGAGCCCCAGCGCCTCGAGCGCCCGTTCCGCCCCCGCCTCGCTCGCCTCCTCGACGAGGCCGCGCAGCGTCACCAGGTCCGCCCCCTGCCCCTCCGCCTGCGCCATCATCCGCGCCATCATTCCGGTGCTGTCCGTCATGGCTGTCTCGCAAATCCAAGCATCTCGCGCTTCTCCGCATCGGTGAGAAAGTCGGCCGCCGTCACCTGCCGCCACAGGCGCTCGCGATCCTCGGCCAGCGCCGTCACCTGATCGACGTCGACCATCAGCTTCACTCCCGGCCACCAGGCGCCCAGCGCCGCGCCGATGGTGCTCAGGATCCGCTCCGCCATCGGCAGCACGGTGAGCCGCCACAGCGCCCGGTTTGCTTCCTTGTAATTTGCGTAGGTTGCGTCGCCGGGCAGGCCGAGCAGCATCGGCGGCACGCCGAAGGCGAGCGCGATCTCACGCGCCGCAGCGGCCTTCAGCCCTACGAAATCCATGTCGGCCGGGGAAAGGCTCATCGCCTGCCACTTGAGCGCGCCTTCGAGCAGCATCGGCCGCCCCGCGTTGGCGCTCCCTTGATATTGCCCCTCCAGCTCCGCCTTGAGCCGGTCGAACTGCGCTCCCGACAGCTCCGCTCCGTCGCTCGGCTCATAGGTCAGCGCCCCGCTCGGCCGCGCCGCATTGTCGAGCAGCGCCTTGTTCCACCTGGTCGCCGCATTGTGGATCGCCACCGCCCCCGCCGCCGCGCCGAGGCAGCCTAGGCCGTAATGGTCGTCCACCGGATGGTGCGCCTTCACATGCACGACCGAGGGCCGCCCCAGCCCGTCCAGCGCCGGCAGACGCGTCTTCGCCTCCCCCGCCTTGTAGACGAACGCCGCTGGCCAACCTGCCGCATCCGCCTCCACCGTCACCCGCTCCGGCCGTAGCGCGAACAACTCCGCCGGCTCTCCTTCCGCATCGGTGAGGACCTGCACGAAGGCATTGCCATGCAGCAGCAGCTGCGTTGCAACGGTTTCCAGAAGGCGGCCACTGGCGAGGGAGACCGCTCGCCCTGAGCTTGTCGAAGCGCCCCCATCCCCTCCTTCCTGCGCAGCGTAGAGAGCGACCGAAGCCACGCCTTCCGCCACCAGCCGCACCGCCCGCTGGGCCACCGGGTTGGAGACATAGGCCTCCCTCACCTGCGCCTCATAGCTTCGCGGCCAGGGCTCCAGGGCCGCCGAGCCGCCTCCCCACCCCCGCAACAAGAAAGGCCGCCCGGTTTCCCGAGCGGCCTTCCACTGGCTCCCCATCGAAGTACCACTTCGATGGGTGCCCTTCCGACCGAACCACTTCATGTGAAAATCTCCAGAGGTGAGCTTCGAGAGCTCACCGCGTCCGTCTTGCACGCGACAAAAAAGGCCGGGCTCCAGGGAGGAGACCGGCCCGACTCGCAATTCTTCAGCCTGACTATGTTGTACCCTATCAGCGTCACGCTGTCAACAACTATTTACCCACTTGGTCCTTTTACTCCCTCTCCGACATCCGGAAGAGGGACAGCCGCGGCAGCGGCAGCGTGAGGCTGAGGGCTCTGCACGGGAAGGAGGCGTCGACGGGCTCAGCCGTAACCGAGGGCTGCAGCTCCGCGCGCGATCGGATCGATGCGGGTGAGGCAGAAGCCGGTGAAGAAGCCAAACCGCTGAGCTGGCGTTGTATCGCCTGATGGCCTATACGACGGAGGCTAGCCAACAGGAGTCCCCCATGAAGAAGCTACTTGCTGCTGCTGTCCTACTGGTGGCGGGGGCCTCATCGGCCTACGCGGCCGCACCGGACGCGGTGCATGCCCTCGCCAGGGCGTGCGGGCTGCCTTGCTGCTAATCTAAACCAAGGGCTCGAGAGGGCGTTCGTCCGCAAGAGCAGGCGCTCTTTCTTATACGGCTTCCATTCCAGCCTGCCTGATCGCCACCTCTTGCGCACCCGTCGATTGGCTCCGGCCAGCTTTGCTTTTGCCCCAAAGTCTGTTCCATCCGGGGACCAGCCGAAATCCGCGGTTGAACCCACCGCGAATCTGCGCATCTGCTGGCGCGGCACCCGACCCCCGGTGCACGAATTGAGAGGAATGAACATGCGCAATCTCAACATTTCCGAGCTGGAGCTCGTCAGCGGCGGTCGCGGCGGCGGCGGCGCGGGCGGCGACCGCGGCCAGGGCACGTCCAGCAGCAACAGCAAGGGCAACGGCAATCCGGGCACCAGCGCGAGCGCCAGCAAGGGTACAAGTGCCCGCAACAGCAACCCCAGCAATCGCAACACCGCCGGCCTTTGAGTCGTCGGTATATAGGAGAAAGCAAGATGCGTGATCTCAGGACCGAAGAACTGACCCTCGTCAGCGGCGCCGGCAACAAGCCCGCCAGCCACCCCTTCCCGCCGGGCCAGCACCCGAACTTCCGCAATCCGGCGAAGGCGCCGGGCAACAGCTACAAGGGTCCCGCTAATACGGCGTTCGATCGCCGCAAGGACTGAGACTCTTCCGCATTATGCGAGGAAAGGGGTGGCTCCGGCCGCCCCTTTTTTTTGGGCCACGACCTGCAGCGCCGAAGTTCTCGCGCCGCTGCAACCCTCAGCCGTTCAGGCGTCTGCCTCGCTCTCCCGCCGGCCTTGATCAACGGTTCGGCGAGCAGCGGCGGCCGGCCCGCGCCCGGTCGGCGTTGCGGCCGCCGTCGTTGTCGGAGCAGGACCTGGGCGGTCCCACGGTCCGCGCGACGCCGCGCTTGCGGTCGCTCTTGTCGCTGTCGTTGATGTGCAGCAGGAAGTCATGTCCGCGCGCGTTGCTCCCGC